CGAGGTTTGTGACGTTTAATATGAAGGGTATGGGTGTTGCAGACTACACCTACCAAGAGAAGATCGGCAAGCCCGGTCTGTTTGATAACAACTTCGTTCGTGTTGTTGACTATCACTCAGGTCGCATGGATGATATTAGAGAAGGAATTATGGGGGCAGGTGCGAGATCAGTGGAGTTCGTCGTGAAGCTAGAGGAGGTTGACCGGCTGCAACCCCTTAGTAGCGACGGACTCCACATCCCCGACGCTATCAAAGAGTACGAGGATCAGAAGGAAGTCACGGCTGAATGCCGCAAGGTAGGAGAGGAGCTAAGAAAATGAGATTGTGGGAAGTGACAACGATGATGCATCAAGTGTTTAGGATTGCGGCACCTACTGATGTAGAGGCACTGGAAATCTTTCATAGATGCTTTCCTGTTGAGAAAGAAATAAGAGCCCTCAATGACACAGGAAACATATATTGTAAGGGTTATGAGAGAATAAAATGAAGCTGCTTAGTCTCAAGGCACACAACGTCTTCTCCATCGGTGACATCGAACTAGACCTAAGAGATAGAGGGTTGGTGCTGGTCACGGGGTGGAGTGAGGATGAGAACAACGGGAACATGGCTGGCAAGTCCAGCGTGGCCAACCACTGTATCTCATGGGGCCTGTATGGTAGGACGGTACATGGTGTCAAGGCTGACGCTGTCATCAACACCAGTATCCCGCATGCCAAGCACTGTGGTGTGACCCTCAACTTCGAAGGTATCGACGGGAAGAAGTATCGGATCTATCGAGCACGTAAACCCAACTCTCTGGTGCTGTCGGTGTTGATGGAACGCTGTCCAGATGAAGAGTGGATGGACTTATCGAAGAGGAACGAGAAGGATACCCAAGAGCTAATCAATTCACTGTTGGGGAGAGATCACAAGACGTTCATCCAATCGGACTTCTTCGGGCAGGGGAGGGAGCGATCTTTTCTAGCACTGCCGGGTAGCGACCAGAAGGCAGTGATCGAAGAGATCCTCCCCCTCAATTCTCTTGAGGAGTGGAAGGAGAAGGCGAAGGAAGAGCTGAAGGATGTGGAGACCCGTGTCAGTGAGGCAACGTCAGAGTTTGCGCTGTCTCGTGAGCGCCTCTCGCAACGCAACTTCCACCTCGACTCCTTATCAACACAGAGGCTGGCATGGGACAAAGGTATAGCCGGTGACATCCAGGCAGCACAGGGTGAGCTTAACGAGATCCTCGCTCTTGACTCGGTGATCGAGGATGAGATCGCCGCGCTGCGTGAGTCGGTACCTCCGGGTGAACTAGCCGAGGTGCTGGATGAGCAGACCACCCTCGACAGAAGCTTGACGAGATCCCTCGGCACCCTCAGTCATAGGATCGACACCCTCACCTCGGACATCGATCGTCGGGCTGCACGCCCTGACGTGTGTACTGCATGTGAGCAGGAGTTACCTGAGGAAAGGATCGAGCTGAACATCCAGGCGTGGAAGGATGATAGGCACAAGCGAGATGATCTGGTGAAGGAGAGGGGCGAGAAGGAAGCCAAGCAGTACCTCGCCGCCTCCATGATCGCCATCTGCCGTGAGATCCAAAGTCTGGAGAAGAAGGTAGAGCGCCAGGGACAGAGGGCTGCGGTTGAGGAGAAGCTCAGGCTGCTGCGTGGAGGGGAGAATCCCTTCATCGACACCGTAACCTTCGCCGCCGAAGAGGTGCGGAGGGAAGAGGTCACGGGCGAAACGTTCCGGCTCATGCTTGTTGGGCTGAGGGAAGAGCTTAACCACTACAAGTTCTGGGTCAACGCATACGGCACCGATCTGAAGACGATACTCTTCAATCAGGTGTGCCCCTTCCTTGAGAGGAAGGCGAACCAGTACCTCAACGACTTGGACAACGGGCAGATCAAGGTCAAGTTTCGCACGGTCAAGCTGCTGAAGTCGGGCGATGCCCGTGACCAGTTCTGTGTGACTGCTGCGTCGGACACAGGTAGCACAGTATTCGAGCTGTTCAGTGGAGCAGAGAAACAACTCACCAGCTTTGCAGTGGGCATGGCTCTCTCGGATCTGGCGGGGATGCAAACGGAGGGGGCATCCTCGTTAATGATCCTTGATGAGCCTTTCCTGTACCAGAGCCCTGAGAATTGCGAGCGGATCGTCACCTTCATCACCCAAAAGATGGGTGATGACAAGACTATTCTGCTCATATCCAATGAGGATAACCTAGTGAACCTAGTACATGACCGCGTCCATGTGGTCAAGAAGAAGGGGGTAACATCCATTGACAACTAAGGCCGAGATGGAGGCAGCTAAGCACGCCGAAGACATCAAGCTGCTGAAGTTGAACATGACGTTCGACCGTGGCCTCGACATCGACAACCGTGTCATCTACATCTTCGATGATATTGACGGAGACATGGCTGAGAATGTCATCATGAGCCTGTCGTATCTGACCCTCAGTGAGGGTAAGATCACCATCATGCTTAACAGCCAAGGCGGGTCGGTGTCAGACATGTTCGCAATGTACGATGCGATACGGGCATGCGACAATGAGATCGTGACCGTCGGGATCGGGGAGGTATGCTCCGCTGCTGCCCTCCTGCTAGTAGCAGGAGACAAGCGCCTCGTATCAAGGAACTGTTTGTTCATGGCGCATCAAGTTAGCGGAGGGTACAACACAGACGAGAACCTTAGCACAGCCGAGGCACAGATCGCTGCTGTCCGGGTGTGTTGGGACCGCTGGGCTGTGTGCATGGCTGAGCATACGAACAAGACGAGAGACTACTGGAGAAGGCAGCTACCTACCAAGATAGACGAGCTGTGGCTGACACCAGAAGACATGATCCTACCTAAGTACGGGATCGCAGACGGAGTATGGGAGTAAACATGAAAGAACTTGGAATAGTAGTGGCAGCAGCATTAGCAATTACGGTAGCGTTCTTTTTGTTGGTGGACTTTGCCAACGCCAAGGAGACTACCACCCTGGAGGATGCGCTTGAGCGCCCGGTGGTGTTGGAGCGTAGCTACGACAACGACACAGGGGTAGTGTGCTACTGGGCTGTTCGTTACCCCCAGTACATCGCCTGCGTGCAGGTACAGGGGCTCACCCCTGCCCAGCATAGGAAACTAATCAATGAATGACTCCGTACTCAGAGCTAGGATCAAAGCTGTCCTCGATGAGGTGGAGCAAGAGCTACTCGCTGCTTACGGGAACTTCCCTGACTTCCGCTCCGCTCATGAGGGCGTGGCGATAGTAGAGGAGGAGTTCCTTGAGTTCAGGAACGCAGCGTTCTGGCCACACAAGGAGGAGAGGCACAACCAAGATGAGGATGAGGCACGACAGCTTGCAGCTATGGCTGTCCGGTATATCATTGACGTTCACTGCAAGACGGGGACGCCTCGGTGATCACACTGCTCACAGCATGCGCCTGGATAGCATGGGCACCAGCGGACAACGCTGAGGCTCACTACTTCTGGGAGGATGACCTACCTGCCATCGTGGCCTTTGAGCCCGAGATGGAGGTGTGTCGTGTGGACTGGAAGCCTCACACCTACTGGGTACAGGGCTTCCACGCCAACGGGGTAGGCCCGATGAGTGACAGCCTCACCGTGGTGTGGGAGAAGCAGAAGCGTCGAGGGAGGAAGCGTGGCCGCTAAGACAGCGAGAGATTCATATCTTCGCCGTCGCTACGGTATCACCGAAGCTGAGTATGAAGCCATACTTGAGCTACAGCAAGGCGCATGCTTCATCTGCGAGAAGGTACCGAAGCAGGGGCAACGGAGGCTTCACGTTGACCACCTGCACGTACTGAAGGACAAGAAGCAGCCTCCGAAAGAGACAAGGAAACGAGTACGAGGGCTGCTGTGTTGGTCATGTAACGGAGCCATCGGTAAGTTCAAAGATAGCATCACTCTACTAAAAGCAGCAGCCGCGTATCTTGAAGAGCTACCGGCCCAACAGATACTAAGAGGAGACATAGATGAGTAAACAAATAGATCACACGGGAGACAGAGTCGTATTCGATATTGAAGTGTCACCTGCTATCTACTGGTTGTGGAAGGGAGGGTATGGCATCAACGTACCTACCGGAAACCTCGTTAAAGAACCAGCGGTGATCTGTATCTCGTACCAGTGGGAGGGTGAGGAGGAAATCCACACACTGAAGTGGGACAAGAAGCAGAACGACAAGGCTATGCTCAAGAGTTTCATCCCGATTATGCAGGAAGCCGGGACGATCATTGGCCACAACTCAGACAACTTCGACATCAAGTGGCTGCGAACACGCTGTCTCTTCCATCGACTACCTATGCCGCCTGAGTTTGTCACCATAGATACATGGAAGCAGGCGAAGAAGTACTTCCGCTTCCAAGGTAACGGCCTCAAGTATATCGCCAAGTTCCTCGGACTAGAGGGTAAGATTGAGCCGCCCTCAGGGTTGTGGCAGAAGGTGGTGTTCGACAAGGATAAGCAGGCTATGCTCGACATGATCGAGTACTGTGAAAGGGATGTCGATCAGACCATGAAAGTCTATGAAGCGTTTTTGCCTTATACGTTGACTGTTGGTCACGCAGGCAACAACATGACGGACTGCCCTCACTGTGGTGGAAGCAACACCAAGTGGGAGAAAGATCGTACCACTCAGAAGGGTGGTCAGCACACACAGTTCCGCTGTCATACACTGAAGAAGAATGGTAAGATCTGTGGGAAGTACGCAACGGTTGCGTCTTCCAAATGGTACAATGAAACTCCAATCAAGCGACGAAAGGGAACGACGAAGTAAATGAAAGAGGAGGTAACTACTATGAGAGTTTACCTATGTGGGCCCATGGCGGGCTGTACTGATGAAGAGGCAGGAGCTTGGAGAAAAGCAGCGACAACTCACCTCAACTCCTTCGGCATCACGACCCTGGACCCTATGGATCGTGACTATCGATACACGAATTACGGGGATGACCCGGAGAGCGTGTTGCCTGACCTAGTGGAGGAAGACAAGATCGACATCGAGATGTCGGACGTGGTGCTTGTCAATTACACCAAGCCCAGCACTGGCACAGCTATGGAGATCATCCTAGCGTGGCAGAAGCAGAAGCGCGTAATTGTTGTCAACCCCTTGGGGTTGCAACTCTCACCCTGGGTCCACTATCATGCCCATAAGGTATATGGTAGCATGCATGAGGCGTACGATCATATCGTCACCTTCAACAACCGTATTCAGCGGTGACTACAAGTAACTGGCGGGATTGGTTCGTTCCACCTGATGAGGGTACTACCCAGAGTCAAGTGGAGGATGCGATCCGGGATGCCTCCGGAGCAGGCCACCAGGGGGATCACAAACCTAAGTACCTTGGTGAGAAGACCGTCGCTCACTGTGCCAAATGCCAAGAGGTTGTCAACTTTGAGACAGGCATGCACCTCATGATTACAAGTGAGTGGAGAATCCACATCGCTTGCTTCGCTGAGGTGTTGGAACGGCACTACAAGGACGGAGAGGTGATCGATCTCACCACTGGCTCCATCAGAAAGATTGAAGAAACTTGAAGATAAGTGCAGAAAAGGTTGCAATCTTCGGAATTAAAAGCTATAATTGATACCAAGGAGAGAGAATGGGACAAGATCATATCGAGTGGGTGTTTGATGACGCAAAGAACACCATCATCAACCGAGGCAAAGAGCGAGATCAGGCTGACGGGGAGCGCACCATCCCCCGCTGTGTTACAGCATTCAATGCTATCACAGGGCACGAGCTGTCGAACACAGACGGTTGGCTCTTCATGGAGATCCTGAAGAAGTGCCGCTCAGTCCAAGGCTCATACAAGTACGACGACTTCCGGGACGGCGTAGGCTACGCAGCACTTAGAGCAGAGGAAGCACGGATGGAACATGAGAATGAAGAAGGTAAATTCGTGCCGCCCGAGTGTGATACAGGGCACGTCGTCTGGAGCAGCGGCGACCCCGAGACAGGCATTGACAAGCGAGGATCGAGGGCACCCGGTGTTCGATGACAAGCTCAGCATAGCTAGATGGGATGCCTTCTTCATGGAGATGGCTTTCCTTGTGGCTTCCAAGTCCAAGGATAGATCCATCAAGGTAGGGGCTGTAGCTGTGGGGGAGGGCCACACTACACTGTCCATGGGATACAACGGG